GTTCTTTCAGCTGCATACTATCAGCCTCCTTACGAACAAGGTACTCAATAAGGTTCGCTTGCGACATTCCTTTTTTGTCCGCTAATTCTTTCATTAAGTTCATAAATGTCTCAGATGCTCTAATCTGAAAAACTTTGTCTTTTACACGTGCCATAATGTTAAGTATTATATTCCGTTGCAAAGATATAAAGTAATACCTTATAAAATAACTAATGTAATTACATTTAACAAAAGTTTAACATTAAAAACTTGCGTATAATTATAAATGTAATTACCTTTGCACCGTCAAAATGATAGAACAAGTAATAACATTAAACACATTAATAGTATGAAAGCATTAGAATTAAAAGACCTCAAAGCAGGTAACATTTACAAAAAAGTAACTGAAAATGATACATTAGTACTTGTACAAGTACTATCAGAGGGTTGCAAAGCTATTTGTAATTACTTTTATGTAGCTCTCAATGATAAAAATGAAGTAATAGCTTCAGAAATAAAAAAAGGCTATTACTTATCAATTACACAAGGTGGTTTTACCCCCTGCACTCATAAAGAGTTCAAAGCAGCTCTAAAAATGATAAAAGACAGTCTAACATTTTAAACAGTACGAATATGAAAGTTACAAGTCAATCTTACGAAAAATCAAACAAAATAGAGACTGTTAAATACAGTCGTCTATCAAAAACAGAATATAAAGCACTATTAAACGCTTCTGATATATTCTTAGAAAGACAGCAAGCAGGGCAAAGACTATTAAACTACCTTTGCGACAAATATGGTATTTCACAAATACCATTACACGTATTAGACCAGCCGCAAAAAGGTAATGGCAAATGTAAAACATTAGGTTTTTATAGAATGCTGCCAGCCTTTCAAAAAGGGCAAAGCATTACCATATACAACCTAACAGCCGTTAAAAAGAAAGTAGTGTCAATTAAAGTGTTTATTGATACCTTACTACACGAGTTCATACACCACTACGACACTGAATATTTAAAAATAGAAAGCGCACACACAGCAGGCTTTTACAAAAGAATTACAGACCTCAAAAACAAGTTATCATAAAACAAATAAGCTGCCAGTAGTTACATTGGCAGCTTATTTATGCCTTTTCAGCAGTACCCTCCTGCGGGTATGGGTACTTTCTCACAATCCCCAGCCAGCGACCCTGTTCATCGTAAAAATGAGTAAAACCCTCAGGAGGCAATAACAATTCAAAAAACGAAACCCCTATAACCTCTGCTACTCTCTGAATAGTATCAAGCGAGTTGTTATTAAGGTTCTTATTCAGCGTTTGATATTGTACCCCCAGCGTGGTTGCTACATCAGTAAGTTTAAAACCCTTGCTCTTAATTTTTTTAGTGATATAGTTATAGTCTATCATATATAAATGTAATTATATTAACGCTGCAAAAGTATATAAAATAATTGATACATCAAAATAGTCAAAAAAAATATTATTTGCATAAGTGCTTACTATCAATCACTTACAAAATAAATTATAAAAACATATAAAAAAAAGTATATAAAAATTTGCATATATATAAAATAAGTTATACCTTCGCACTGTTAAACAATAAGTAATAACACTTTTAAAACACTATCAAAATGAATGCACAAATTAAACCAGTAATGTTCTACACCTTACCTTATTTCGAGTCAAGCACCAAAAGAATTATAGCAACTAATACCCCTATAAAATTAGGGCGAGGCGTTAAAGAAATTAACCCTTATACCAATTACAAATACGCATACTTAGTTACTTTAAAAGCTTTTGAAACATTAAGTACTACTCACCAACTAATATATAAAGAATTTTAAACAATCAGACCTAAGCAAGTCTTTAAACTGCTTTTAAACTCAATTTAATAACCTTTTAAATCAATAACAAGATGATGACAGCAACAGAAAAAGTAAACGAATTAAGAAATGAACTTAAAAAATTAGGGTACAACAATCGCAAAGTATCTGTTAAGCTAGATAGAGGCACGTTTGAAGATGCCATTTGGGTAAATGTAAAACCTGAACTTTCAAACACTGATTTTCAAACCATTAAAACTACATCAGAGAAGTATCAAAAAGTAGATTATCACAAAGGCGAAATAGTAACGGGGTGTAACTTATACGTATTCGTTCAATAACACCCTCGCCCTGAGTAAGGCGCAAAAAGGCTCAACACCTTAATAATAATCTTAAAACACTATATCAAAATGAAAAATACCGACAAAAAGAACGTCTTCACACTCGCTTGGCAGTTTGCACGCCAAACAGGTTTATCATTCAGTGAATGCCTCAAAAAAGCGTGGGCAAATATCAAACTCAAAGCCAAAATGAGCACCCAGATAGTACGCTTTTATTTTCAAAAAGTAGACGGTTCAACACGTGAAGCGTGGGGTACATTACGCCCTGATTTGCTACCCCAAACCGAGCACTCTCAACGCAAAAACAATAATACTGTACAAGTATATTTCGATACCGAATGCCACGAATATCGCTGTTTTAAGAAGTTCAACCTTGTAAGTATCGCATAAAATCACTATTTTTGCAACAAATAACGCTACTCTAAAAAATTACTAACTTTTTACTAAATCACAAAAGCGTTATATAGCAACAATCGCCGTACCTTTGCATTGAATGGTAAAACCATTCAGCAAGTACTTTGATTTATTGTTACACTTACAAACTAAAAGCATATCATAACATTCAAAAACTAAAACAATATGACGATACAAGTAGATGGCAAACCAGTAGAGGCGTATCACCTCATAATGAAAAAAGAAAATGCCCTTGATATACTCAAAGGCAAAAAGAAAGTAGAAATACGCACTTTTTCCGATAAGTACCTATCAATGTTTATCGACCAAGAAAAGTACAAAGAGTACCAAGAAAAACTCAAAGAGCCCGATTTTCAAGGCGTCGACGAAAATGGCGTATTAGAGTTTGATAAAACTATCAGAACAGATATAAAACACATCTACTTCACCAACTACAATAAAACGTGGAGCTTGATAGTTAAAATACACTCATTCTACACTCTATCTATGATTAAAGACGATATAGCGTTTTTAGCTGAAAATTTCGACTTTCACGACTACGATAACGAGTGGCAGCAGTTTGAGGGTAAAGAATTAGACGAAGTACCCGCTTTCTTTGCTATATACCTTGATAAGGTAATAAGCCACGAAGGCTTATAGTAATAAATCACAAACCTACAAAGATCTGTAAGTGTAACAGCTTGCAGACCTTTTTTTATTGTTTAATTTTAATACTTTTCAATTATGGGAGAACCTTATGCAGTACGCCACACAAATGGTAAAAGAACGGTCTATAAGACTAAGGCAGACTATGAAAGAGGCAAACTCGCCTCTTTTGGTAACGGTAATCAAAGACTTAAAAAAGCATTCGCTATCTAATCTTTTAGTCTATGCTTAACCGTGCACAGCAAATCATCGAGCAAATCGCTCAAAAAACCAGCAAGGTGATACTTTTTCACTCTATGAGTGGCAAGGATAGTATCGCCTTGCTAAATTTGCTATACCCCCACTTTGAAAAAGTGGTATGTGTATTTATGTATGTAGTCAAAGACCTCGACCATATCGCACGATATATGCACTACATCAATAAAAAGTACCCAAAAGCACAAATCATTCAAATACCTCACTTCTCTGTATTTTCATACATCAAAACTGGATACTTGGGGCACACACAAAACGAAAAACAACGCCTATATACTCTTGCTGACCTTACCGATAATATTCGCCAAAAAACAAATATAGAATGGGCGGTATTCGGATTCAAACAGTCCGATAGTATGAATCGTCGTGTAATGCTCCGTACTTATGAAAGTGAAGCTATCAACGAAAAGAATAAAAAAGTATATCCACTATCCACTTATAAGAATAGCGATATAATAGAGTATATCAAAGCCGAAAAGATCATCACTCCCGAAAAGTATGGCAATAGCCAATCATCAGGTACAGATATAACCGACCTCCATTATTTGCTATTCCTACGCAACAACTACCCCAATGACCTTAAAAAGATAATCAACGAGTTCCCATTAGTAGAACGCAAATTATACGAGTACGACTATGAAACAGCTAAAACAATCTGAAACCCTCACCATAAACCGCTCCCAAATCAATCTAAATCCCTACAACCCTAAAAAGCACACCGATAAGGAAATCAAAAACCAACTCGCCAACCTCAAAAAGGTAGGCTTCAATGGGGGTATAAAGTGGAACAAGGTAACGGGTAATCTTATAGACGGACACCGTCGTATCAAAGCAATGGATATGTATTACAAGTATGATGGCACTCCTGAAACCAACTACAAAGTAAAAGTAGAAGCAGTTGAATTTGACGAAAAAACCGAAAAGGAACAACTTACCTACGAGGCTCTTGGTAACACCCGTGCCGATTATTCCCTTGTAGCTGAATACATCAATGATATAGACTATACCAATTTAGGATTAAGCGACTATGATATTAACGAGCTTTCTCATTTTGTAGTAGATATAAACGACTACACCCCTCAAGTAGAAACTTACGACGACCTCATTACCACTCCACAAGTAGAAGCAAAGGACTTGTCTACTTATGAAGATAAAAAAGAACAAGTCAAACAGATGAAACAACAAGTAAAAGAGAAAGCTATAGAGCGACAAAAGAACGAAGATGCTTTTATCACTCTATCCTTTTCATCTTACGAAGCCAAATCAGCATTCTGTGAGATTATGGGTATAGACCCTGACGAACGTTTTGCAAAGGGCGAAACCGTCCTTAATATGATAGAATAGAAAAAACACAAAAGTAACAATCACTATGAAAGTCAGAAACTGTAAAAAACCAACCCTCAAAAAATTCAACGAGATAGCCGAAAAAGCAGGCGGAAATATATCCACAATAGCAAAGGCTTTCAACGTAAACAGAAAAACTGTATATGAATGGGCAAAAGAAGATACCGATTTTCAAGATGTAATAGATGACCAGCGCGGGCGTATATTAGACGATTGTATAGCTACCTCACGTGTGCTCGCACGCGGTATCCCTATCTTAGATGAAAATAAGAAAATAGTAGGCGGGGAAGAACGCCCCGACAGTCAAATGGTACGTTACCTAATGAGTACATTAGGGCGCAAAGAGGGGTTCGGTGAAAATATAGACCTCACCACCGCTGGCAACCCACTATCATCAAACATCAATATCGAGATAATCGACAAACGCGAACAAGTACGCACCGACGATGACGATACAAACAACTAACATATACGCACAAGTTGATAAAGCTATTAAGAAGGGTTATACTACCGTATCAGCACAAGGCTCCAGCCGTAGCTCGAAAACATATAATATTCTTATTTGGCTCATCATCTATTGCCTTTCGCATTCTCGCACGCGCCTTTCTATCGTCCGTGCCACACTACCAGCACTCAAAGGCTCGGTATTTATTGACTTTAAGGAAATACTATACAAGTTAAACGTATTCGATGAATCCTGCCTCAACAAGTCCGAAATGATATACACATTTCCTAACGGCTCGTGGGTAGAGTTCTTTTCCACCGATAGCGAACAAAAATTAAGGGGTCGTAAGCGCGATATATTATACGTCAATGAAGCCAACGAACTCAAGTTTATCGAGTTTCAACAGCTAAAAATGCGTACTACCCAATTCACTATTGTCGATTATAACCCCTCATTTTCCGATGACCATTGGCTGTGTGAACTCAATAAAGACTCTCGTACCTATCATTTCATTTCCACCTATAAGGATAACCCCTTTTTGGAACAAACAATTATTGATGAAATTGAGAGCTTACAACACAAGAACAAATCGCTTTGGCAGGTATACGGATTAGGACAACAAGCAATGATTGAGGGGCTTATCTTTGAAAAGGTTACCATTGTGGAGGATATACCTATTTGGGCAAAGAAACGTTTTATAGGGCTCGACTTTGGTTTTACTCACGACCCTACCGCTATTGTGGAAGTAGCTTTTTTGGATAACAAGGTATATATTGATGAAATATGCTACCAAACGCAAATGCTCACCACTGACATTATCGAAGCCCTTCGACCTTATCGTAACTACAAAATCATTTCCGAAAGTGCCGACCCTCGATTAGTGAAAGAAATAAAAAATGCTGATTATAGTATTGTGGCGGTAACCAAAGGACAAGGTTCGGTAATGGAAGGGCTTACCAAAATGTTAGAGTACGAAATATGTATCACCCGCCGAAGCGAAAACATCATCAAAGAGTTTAAGAATTACACCTATGCACAAAACAAAGACGGCACATTCCTCAATGTACCCATTGATGCTTTTAATCACGCTATAGATGCCACCCGTTACGTATTCTTAGAAGAAATATTAGGACGCAACCGCAAACCTAAAGACCTAACAGGTATATTTTACTAATGAAAATCAATAATACTGACATACAAACCCTAAATGCTAAACTTGTAGAGGGTTCAATAGCAAGCCTCCTCTCATACCCTGCCCTTAAAGTACCCAATAAAAATGATTGGGCAGAGGAAAGTGGTACAGAGTATGACCTTGCCAGTCCACAACTGTCGGCGAAGGAGCTCACTCTACAACTATTACTGCCTGAAAGTAAATATAGCCAGTTAGTAACGATCCTTACTGCTAATGCGTATGCTGACTATACCTTTAAGCAGTTACAGCGTACCTACAAGCTCCGCCTTGTGGGGCTCAACAAAGTACAAACTAATGGTAATTATATAGTAGCTGACATTCGTCTTTCAGACGATAATCCGTTACAGAATTACACCTACCAAGCCCCAACCCTAACCGCTCACAATGTAGAAACCTATATTGACGGCAAAAATCTAACTCAATACGGCATAACCCTATTAGAAGGCACTCAGCAGGAAATCATAACAGCAGGTAATGCCAAAACGTATTTCACCGCACAAAACAGCACAATGAGCGGACTTGTTTCAGTGAATGCACCCGTTACTATTCAGGAGCGAACAGCTACTCTCAAATGCTTTATGTACCTATCTATTACCGACTTTCTCAAAGGGTATTACGCCCTGCTTTATGATTTAGTGCGACCCAACGCCCGAACCCTAAAATACGACAACAAGGAATATCCTTGTATCTATAAAGACGGCAAAATAACCGAACTATACATTGATACACACCTAATATGGTGCAAATTCGACTTACAACTAACAATTGTCTAACAACTAACAGCTAAATAATATGCAAATCAATTTCAACGCCACCCATATAGACATTCTCCCCACTGATGAGAGCTATCGTTACCGCTCTATAATGGGCGAGCATACGCTTACCTTATATTTTTCGTTATCCACCTATACAGAAATTCCTACTGGTGCGTGGTGCGAGTTTGCTAATGAGCGTTATACCCTTAACCAGCCTGCTAAAATCGTAAAACATAACACACGAAACTTTGAGTATACCCTCACGATGGACAGCGAAGGCGCAAACCTCAAAAACTACAAATTTCGCAACCCCAACGATAAAACCCTAAAATTCCCTTTCACCGCCTCACCTCGCTACCACGTGCAAATCCTTGTCGATTGCCTCAATATGATAGATAGCGGGTGGCAAGTGGGTAATTGTATAGAAGCCTCTGAAAAACTCGTTTCTTACAATCACAACAACTGCCTCGAAGCGTTGGATATGATAGCCAAAGCCTTTGAAACTGAATATGAAATTATCGGCAAAACCATTCATTTGCATAAAGTAGAGTATTTCAAGAACAATCCTCTACCCTTACAATACGGCAAGGGGAAAGGCTTTAAGACTGGCGTAAGTCGTACTACCGAACAAAGTCGTATTACACGCCTCTATGTACAAGGAGGAGACCGTAATATCGACCGCTCTAAATACGGTAATAAAGAATTGTTACTACCTAAATCACAAGAATACACATACGAAGGGGTAACATTCGTTTCAGATGACAAAGGGCTATCGATAACAATCAAGAACGCCCAAAATAACGGATTTGTAAATGAGCAAAGCCTCGACCTCTCACACATATACCCCAAACGCAAAGGTACTGTATCAGGTTTTTTTGCAGTAGATATAGATAAACACTTCTACGATATATTTGACGATTCCATACCACAAGCCCTCGACTTCAATGCAATGCAAATCAAAGGCGAAAAAATGCTTATCTACTTTGAAAGCGGTATGCTATCAGGGCGCGAGTTTGAAGTGTCCAACTATAACCACGCCGAAAAACGATTCCAACTTGTTCCTAAAGAAGAAGACGGTGTTACTATGCCCAACGATATATTCCGCCCCAATATAGGCGACGAATATTCTGTTTACAATATGCAAATGCCTAACGCTTATATCAGCGACAACGCCACAAAGTCAGGCGCAAGCTGGGAGATGATGAAAGAAGCGTGCAAATACCTATACGAAAATAGAGCAGACCTATTTACATTCACCGGTGATTTAGACGGTATATGGGCAAAGAAGAAATGGGCAAACATAGGATGGCGACTCAAAATGGGTGCGTATATCAATTTCTCCGATACCGAGTTCCAACGTACACCCGTGCCTATTCGTATCATCGGGCTAAAAGAATATGTAAACAACCCTTATAGTCCACAAATAGAACTATCCAACAAGGTACAAGGGCATTCCTTCGCCTCTGAAATGCGCAAACTCCAAAATCAAGAAGTATATTTTGGAGAACTCAATAAACGCACTATATCTGAGACTAAACGAAGCTGGAGAGACGCACAAGAAACTATAAAACAAATAGAAAAGGCTTTTCCTGAGTACACCAAAAGTATTGTTCCTGCCACCGTACAAACTATGATGGCTCTTATTGGTAATAAATCTACCCAGTTCGATTTTGTAGTAAGTAAAGATAACCCTATAAAAGCACCTCACACACTTTATTTTGACAAAAATAGCAAACAAATCAACGCAGGTAGCGGCTGGCTCAAGCATTTCACCCTTGGTACTACCGATATAAACCCCAATCGCAATGCCAACAGCTATAAATATTGGAATATCCCCGCTTTCATATCAGGGCGTTTGGACGACAAAGCCAAAACCTACTACCTATATATCAAAGCAAGCAAAAACGATGAAACCGCCGAGTTTATCCTATCCGAAAACAAAATAGATATAGAACAAGAAGCAGGCTTTTATCATTTCCTATATGCCACCGTTAATTCTGAATACGAAGGTGATCGTGGTATCTCAAAACTTAATGGCTTTACTGAAATCACTGGTGGGCAAATCAAAACCGATAAGATAACATCAGGAAATGGAGAGCAGTATATACATCTCTTTGACGACCATATAGAGGTAAAAGCAAACCTTAAAATAACAGAAGGCAACAAAACCGAGATAAAGCAACTTGTAAGTCCTGATTTGCTTTCATTGGAAAATAGACTCAAACAATACACCAACGAACAAACAAGCAATATCGAAGTAGGCGGTCGCAACCTATTAAGAGAGACAGCTAATTTTGTTCTGAAAAATGAACCTTATTACTTACAAGGTAACTATGCAGGAGGCCTCGTTTTAAGTTCCGAAACTTTTAGAGGAAATAAATCATATTTACTTAAATGGAGTTGGCAAGGGTTTCAATGTAGGTCTAATTTTGAAAAACGCCCTACCATCATTTCATTTTGGGCAAAAACAACAAAAGATAATATAACTTTCCAATCTATAACAGATAGTGAAAATGTAACTTATCCTGATAGTAATAGAATAATATCTGATGGACAGTGGCACAGATACACAATATTTGGAAAGAATGGAATAAAACTGTATAACGATGGAAATCAAGGTTTTGTTGAATTTATAAAAAATGGTAGTGAATTTGTTCAAGAATTATATGTGTCATCATTTAAAATTGAATACGGCAACAAACCCACCGACTGGACACCCGCTTCTGAGGATTTAGAAAGTCAAATATCAACCGCGAAAACTGCTACCGAAGCATACGCACGAGCACAAGCAGAACTCACCAAAACACAAGCTATAGCAGCAGCAGACGGCAAAATTACAGAAGCAGAACAAAGACAAATACAACAACTTCAATTGAAACTCCAAGAGGCTAAAACATTTGCACAGCAAAAAGTGAATGAGTTGAATATTGGGGGACGTAACCTTGTATTAAATTCAAAGAACAAACGCACTATGAATGGTTATACAGGTATTTTCTACTTGCTTAATCAGCCAACTAAGAGTAATGAACAATATATGTTTTCTTGTATTGGGGATATAAAAGGAATTACACATATTTACTTTTCAGATGAATTAGGAGGTGAGCCAAGACAATATATAAACACAAATTTACAAAGCGGAAAGTTTACTAATTTAATAGTACCTAATAAAGAATGGAGAGGTATTACTATTTATCACGAAGTTGCAGGCGTTATACCCGTTCCTACTTCATCTGTTGAACTCGTAAAACTCGAACGTGGCAACAAACCCACCGACTGGACTCCTGCTCCCGAAGATGTATGGGATACAATGGTAGATTTAGGTATCATTGATAAAAATGCAATGAACCTGACAGAAGCCGAAAAAGCAAATGTTAAATTTATCAATGGTATGTTTAGCAAAGGTGCTGATTATACCAATGGTACAGAAGTAGTAAAAAATACAATCACTACTGGAGCTTTAACTGTTGGTAATACATTAGGAGGTAACGCAGGTATTAATGGTGCTGGACTTGATGGCAAATCTATTCGTTTCTTTGCTGGTGCTAACTATAGAGACAAAGAAAGTGCCCCTTTTAGAGTTCAAGATGATGGGAGTATATATGCTTCAAAAGGTCAAATAGGTAGATTCAAAATAGAAAGTGCTGAAAATACATCTCTTATAGCTAACGGATTACAAATAAAATCACAAGGTATCATAAACGCTTACGGAAAAGGAATTGACCGTAATACATCAGTTATAATAAATGACCCCAGTCAATTAAATGAACCGGTAGGAAATCGACCCGTTATTAATGTATTTTCAAGTGGATTTAATAATTTATCTCATTCATCAATGGAAATTATTAGTAGAGGCGGTAGATATAATAAGGCTCTTATATTAGATGCAAGCATAACGAGCTCTTCATCATATAATGCAATAGCATTAGATGTTGTTTCAGGATATATAAAAACATCTGAAAAAACAGCCTTTATTATGAAAGGAAAAGCTATGTTTGAAGAAACATACATAGGAGCTTCTTATAGTGACATCATAACATCAAGCATAGGTTTTTGTCATACTTATGTATTCAATAGTGTTTCAAGTGATAATGTTTTTCTTTCTAATCGTTGGGAAATTGAAAGTTTAATAGGAAAAAGTAATATAACATTTGAACTGCAAATTATGGCTACTTTTAATATTTCAAGAAACATTATAATAAGAGGTAGAACTGGAGGAAGATTACTTGATAATAGTGGCAATCCGTATAGCGGAGCAGATGGAGTTTTATCATTAGGAAGGGGAAATACACTAATACTTCGTTATGTAGATGGACATTATTACATAATGAGCCATAGAGAATAAATAACAACTTAATATAACAAACATTATGCAAATCATTCAAAAAACAACCCGAATTACTGCACAAGAAATTGTGCAAGGAGTTACAATAATGTACTCTTACGAAACAGAAAATGACAACAACCCTATAGCTGTCGCTTTCTCAGTAACTCGTGAACAGTCATCTAACTACCCAATAATTCAGGGTACAGTTACTGCTAACGATTTTAATGTTCAAAACTCCAATTTTCAAGGAACAGACATTGAACTCTACAAGCACATTCACGAGGCTTGTGTTGCCATTATTAATGGTACAGAAAAACAAAAGTAATTATTAACACAAGGTAAAAGGTAGGCAATCACAATCTTACCTTTTACCTTTTATATCTTACCTAAAAATGACCTTACAAGAACTACTTGCACTACCCGAAGCCGCGCGTATTGCCGAGCTCAAAAAATATCCAGCAGAACGTCCTGAAACCCAATTACTCCTAAAAGATTGGGACTATACTAAGCACGATATTTTCGACCCTGAATTGCGCCCAAAACGAAAGGTGCTTACCCAAGAAGCAACCTATAATAAGGACGGCACAATTCATACCCCAGCAAAATTCAAAGATGAAGAAGTCAATCGCCTCGCTCTACCCTTAGAACAGGATATTGTCAATATTCACACCGCATTCACGGTAGGTACACCTCCTAAAATCACGGCAAACACCGATAAAACAGAGCAAGAAGAATTATTTAAACTTCTAACTGACCTACACAAGCGCAACAAGCTACAATACGATAACAAGCGTATAGTTCGCTCTTGGTTCTCTGAATGCGAAGTAGCTGAATATTGGTACGTAAAACCCTCAAAGGAAGATGACTCTAATCCTACTTATCGTCTTAAGTCTATGATATGGTCGCCTTTTCGTGGTGATACCCTATACCCATATTACGATGAGTACGGCAACCTTATAGCATTCTCCCGTGAGTACAACAAAACGGATAGCAAAGGCATACAAACCTCACGCCTAATGGTCATTGATAACCAAAATGTAACAATTTACAGCAACGGCGTACAAGTAGAGAAATATCAACACGGATTTTCCAAAATACCTGTTATCTATATGAAGCGTGAACGACCATTGTGCGATAAAATACGCACACTCCGTAATCGACTTGAGTTGCTCTTATCCAATTTTGCCGATTGTCTTGACTACAATTTCTACCCCAAATTAGTAGCTTCAGGAGATGTGAAAGGCACTCGTAATAAAGGAACGGGAAGCGAGATAATTCAACTTGAAAACGATGCACAAGTGTCCTACCTAACTTGGCAACAGTCCCCTGATATGGCAAAATTAGAGTTTGATAACCTCACCTCCCGCTGTTATGCCCTAACTAACACCCCACAAATTACGTTTGAGGCTTTGCAAGGTATCGGCAACGCCCTCAGCGGTAAGGCGTTTAAGTTTATGTTTATGGGGACGCATATGGCAGTGAGCAATCACGCTGAGACTGTAGAAGAATTCTTGCAACGCCGTATCAACTTCCTATTGTCTGCAATAGTAAGCCTCATCCCTAAATACGCCAGCATTGCCAAACAAACACAAGTCAGTATAGAGATTGTACCTTATATGATTGACAGCTTAACCGAAAAGATAGCCGACGCTGTTAGTGCTGTTCAAGGAGGGGTTGCTTCACTTAAAGAAGGTGTTATTTTGGCAGGTATCACTGACCGCGTAGATGAAGAACTCGCTCAGATAGAGAAAGAAAAAGGAAAGGAAGTGTTTAAGGATTAGCAAAAATGAACTTAGAAAAGTGGAATGAATATCACCAGAACCAAACCGAAAGGGACGTTTCTAAACTCCTTCATCTATTTGATGAGGTGCTAAAAATGGTAGTGATGTACTATGGGTTGCAGACTATCAAAGATGAGTTCTTTTCCTTTACCTTGTACCCTGTACTGAACAATAAAGTAAAATCACTCTTTGAAAAGTTTAACAACGTATTTTCTCAAAAGATGAATTACTGTATAGATAAGCACTACCAGCTATCTAAGGACAAGTTTAAAGACGTGTTTACTAACATTCATCATTCACAAAAAGGGGAAGATACTTTACAAAGCCTTGTGATGAAAGAAAAGAAGTGTATGCTTTCAGGTAGGGTGTGGAACTTAACACAACAGTATCGCACTGAAATAGAAATGGCATTAGATGTAGCCATACACGAGGGAACACCAGCTAATCAGCTCACATCTGTACTAAAGAAATACCTACAAAACCCTGATACCCTTTTCAGAAAGTACCGAAATAAAAACGGTGTTTTACAACTCTCGCAAAAAGCAAAGGAATATCGCTCAGGACAAGGAGTATATAGGAGTGCATACAAGAATGCCGAACGCTTGGCACGTACAGAGATAAACATAGCCTATCGTACCGCCGATATAGAACGCTGGCAAAGTATGGATATGATAGCGGGCTACGAAATCAAGCGAAGCAAGCACCCTCACGGTTGTGAAATATGTGATATGATGAAAGGTATATACCCTAAGAGCTTCGTATGGGTAGGTAATCACCCAAACTGCCGTTGCTATATGACTCCTGTATTCAAAAAAGATATAGCAGGGAAAGAAATTTATATCAACCCTAAATTAACGGAATGGATAGCCCAAAATGAGAATAAAATTGCAATGGCTAAGAGTATGCCAATGTTTTTGTGGGGTATAGACAGACAAAGCGAAGGAGTATCACAAAGAGTAATACAGGCAATACAACCTTTCAGTAGGAGTACTTATGTAGCCTTTGAACCTTTCTCACCTGTGATTATTGAGCGTTTGAAGAAGATAAAACACAACACCGATAAGCAAAAACTATTACAAGAAATCATAGACGATGAAAGGGCAAAACTTGTCTTTCAGCACAAGACAAACGGAGCAAAAACAGTCCTTTTTGACCTACACAGAGGTAAAGGAGAAAACCTGAAAAATACTTTAGTAATGGCTAAAGCTCTCAATGAGAAAGGAAAGTCTGTTGCTCTATTGCCTGAATATGATAAGATTAGAAGTGCCGATGCTATTGTGCAGTTTAAGGAAAAGTTAGTGATTGCTGATTTCAAGTATCTAAAATCAAAAAAGATAAACACCCTACAAAAAGAATTACATGAAGGGTTTGAGCAAGCGAGTACAATTGTCTTAAAATTAGAGAAAGGTAACGCTGATTTGTTTGTACAATCTATTGAGTATTTAAAGAGAAATGAAAGAAAAATTGGAGATTTGATACTAATAAACAAATATGATAATATATTAGAGTTATCATATAAAGACATTAATTTAGGTAAATACAGAAAATTAGTAAGAGGTTTTTTCTAAAATAAAAACCCCCCTGAAAATATTGATAATTCAAGGTGGTTAGTGAGCTTCGGGATACTATACCGCCATTACGCTCTGGTGGGCGTTGCCCTTGTAAAAGTTCACAGTTGCGCTCTTTTACATTGCAAAGGTATAAAAATATTTTTAAATAGCAAATATCTAAAAAATATTTTCACCAAAAGCCCTTAATTAGAGC